TCATGCCCAATCTCATCAGGCCTCGATCAGTGGTCAGGCCTTCGAAAACATCCGTCAGTTTTTCAGCACCCAGTGCCGTTGAGCCGCCCATCCTGGCCAATGCCACTGAGTTTTTGCTCATTATGTCAGTGAATCTAGTCACTGATAATCTTGATCTAACGAATTGCTGTTGTAGGGTGCTCAGTCCCTGGGCACCTTGTGCGCCTATCCTTCCAATCTCTCGATACCCGTCGAGACGTGTCTGCATCAATCCCAGTGAGGCCGTTGCCGCTTTCAGTGCCTGATTGGCACCGCCCAGGGCGGCTCCGAAGACCGGCATGGACACCATCAACGGTGCCACTGCCTTGTCTACGGCATCACTGAATCCCCTAAGGGCACCGGACATCGTTGATAGGTCCCTATTTCCACCGGCTAGTGCTTTTGAGGTCTCAGTGAAACCCTTGGTCACATCCTTGGCCGCAGATACCAATCCCTTCTTGAAATTGGCTAGCTCACTAGTGGCTTCCTTTAACTGCTTCAATTGCTCGGCAGTCAAGGGGATGCCACGACTCTGCTGGTCCATTATGGTCTGTAATATCCGTTGTACTTCTTGTTCGTCCATTAATTAGATACCTGGTTATATACGCATATAAATATTAGTGTTATATAACTATTTATGGTCTTTAAAAATGGCGGAAAATAACCCATTACAGAAATACTTTAGGCAACCTGCGATCTACATCAAATTGCCATCAGACGGCAAGGGATATCCACCGGGTGCCCTAGAAATGCCACCAAACAGAGAGATACCCGTGTACCCAATGACAGCCATGGACGAGATAGTCATGCGTACACCGGACGCACTGTTCAACGGCACATCAAATGTGCGACTATTCAATAGTTGCGTGCCAAACATCAAGGACCCCTGGGCCATACCCAGCACGGACCTAGACCTATTACTAACATCCATAAGGATAGCCAGTTATGGACATGAGCTGGAAATGTCAGTCAGGTGCCCACACTGCGAGGAGGAACAGGAATATGTCATGGATCTACGCACTGTCGTGGATCAGATCAAGACCCCGGATTACAACAAGCATCTCAGTATGGCGGACATGGAGATCTATTTCCGTCCACTGACCTACAGGGAAGTCAACGAGTCTTCGAAGAAGCAGTTCGAGAATCAGAGACTGTTACAGGTCAGCTCAGGAGAGAACAGTGACATCACCGAAGAGGAACGCATCAACGCCATGGGTCTTGCGTTAGAGTCAATCACTAAACTGACCACTGACAGCATGGTCAACAGCATCGCGGCCATCAAGACCGCAGAGACCTTGGTGGAGAACCAGGAACACATCAGGGAGTTCCTAGAAAACACCAGCTCAGACACATTTGACAAGATCAGAGACCACATGATGGGCATGAGGGAGGGCACTGAGATGAAACCCTTACACATCAAGTGCAAGGAATGTGAGAAGGAGTTTGATGCTCCCTTCACACTGGATCAAGCGAATTTTTTCGCATAAGGCTCCTGACCTCGACTCCTGAAGAGATCGAGCAGTTGGTGGACTCCATGGAGAAGAACACCAAGGCCATAAAGCAGGATTTGCTCAAGATGACATGGTACATGCGTGGGGGACTCACATATGAGGAGGCCGCTAACCTGGGATCTGACGAGCGAGAGATGATCAACCAAATAATCAAGGATAATCTGGAAACCACCAAAAAGAGCAAGATGCCCTTCTTTTAGGTTGACCAAATCGCCATTTAACCGTATAATAAACACTGAGAGACTATAATTATGCCACGGCACAGATCATAATAACTGTATTAATTGGCTAGAAAATGGACTCTAAATAATCGGATACTACGAGGATGATGAAGGTGGTATGTACCGCGTAAAGCGGTAAAAGGTTGGGCGGAAACGCCTGATCACTTTTTAGGAGGTAATACTAATGAAAGTATTAGAAAACGTAAAGAAGTGGGCTAACGAAATCGCTCATTTAGCAGTGACTTTGATGGCAATGTTCATCGCTTTAGAAATTTTATTTGGCGGTAACACAGTTCCATTTCTTCCAGGCACAGACGTTATTGGTTCTGTAACTGGCATCGTTAAATCACTGGGCAACGAAGGCTTAGCTGGTTTGATCGCAGTATGGGTTTTATATACAATCTGGGAAAAGAAATAGAGAGTTTTCCTTAATAGAATAAACCAACTAAAAAGGATCATTTGAAGACCAATGGTCCTTTTTTTTGGCCGGAACTTCTGTAAATACTAGCATGTTAGTGAGTTACAGCAAACAGTTCATCTACGTCAAGACCATGAAGACCGCGGGCACCAGTACCGAGGCATGGTTGGAACGCTACTGCCTACCACCGACGGTGACTGACATCGGTGAGCACTCGAGGTTCATGACTGTCACGGAATACGGCATAGTGGGAGGTAGGTATCACGGGGTCAGGGTCGGAGACACGTTTTACAACCACATGCCCTTACATGAGATACGAGATAGGTTGACTCACGAGTGTGGCTGGGCCTTTGATCGCTTTAACTTCATAGCCAACACACGCAATCCATGGGACAAGATGGTCAGCATGTTCTGGAACTACAACAAGCACAGGCTGGAAGAGCTCAGGGTCGCGGACTTCAAACAGATACAACACCTGTTCACAAAGTTCATACGCAACAAGAACAACCATTACCTAATGACGGACGAGCGAGATAGATTTTGTGTTGATGGTGATTTCAAGATAGACTATGTGATAAAGTATGAGCATCTACATGATCACTTGGAAGAACTGGCAAGGCAGTTACAGGTCGAGATGGATTGGTCATTATTTCCCAAACACAAGACTGAATGGCGTGTGAGGCCTGAACGTTATCAAGATTACTATGTTGACCAAAAGTGCATCGATGTCGTTAACGAGGGAAGTAAGTTTGAGATAGAACAATTTGGATACGCATTCTGAGATGTCTATAGACATCTATTTCTTCGCTAACGCTCGAAATAACTGTTGCTTCGCATTATCCTGATTCAAGTCGTAATTCACCTTAAGCAGGCAAATCACAACCTACACATTATCCGTGTTCGGCATCGTACTGACTGATAGAGATTTCCTAAGAACGGAAGCGGTCATCCTGTACTCCCTACTCTAGATTCATATGGCGGGTGCTGTATAATCCCCAGTCAGCGAAACTATACAGTCACGTGGGTTGTCTCTTTTTCACAGAGCCCACATCATTTGGTTTTTAAACTTATGATGTTACAATGCCGTCCCGTTCGCGAGTCTATTCTCGCGAGTTCCACGCAGTCTCCTGCGATCACCTCATAGGACACGGAGTACACTCCGCATCAGTGGCTGTTATTTTAAATCTTCTAGTAATACGTCTTTAACAGAGCCTACACCAAGTCGAATGTTAATAATGCCGTTGTAATTGTCATCACGTAACAGCACGTTCTCTTTCATTTGATAGTAGCACTCCAAATAGTTTGTTGAGCCTTTGGATTTGCACAAATGGATTATTTGTCTTGAGAATTTGTCTTTGCCTAGTTTTTCTATATCTGCCTGTAGTCGGTCACTGGAGCCCCAGTATTCCTTCCAATCAGATTCTGCCAATGATCTTCTTTTATTTTTCTTACCTTTGAGTGGTGGACGTGTGACCTTGCGCCAAAAGAACTTCTTGCCAATGTAGTCGTGTCCGTTTGTAGTGTTTGTTATTCTGTAGACGAAACCGTAGTTGTCACCGATGTCCTCTGAGTCGAAGACTTTTTCTTGAAGCATCCAAGGGTTTTCGTATGACAATTCTGTTCCTTTCTATGAGTGTAGCACTAACATTTATGCCTGATGATTCAGGCCTAGAAAATTTAGATGGTGTCCACGTCTGTACCATAAGTGGTAAAGCCATTTTCCTTGGTTACGGTCATGATATTGTTGACACGTCCTGATAGTTCATCTTTGTGTGATACTAACCAAATTGATTTCTTATGCTCTCGGCTCATCTTCTTGAGTATGGCCAGTGCTGATTCAACACCACTGCTATCCATGCCACTGTCGATCAGCTCGTCAATGAACAGCAAGTTTATAGGGTCGTAGAGACTCTCGTAGACGTCACGGAACGCCCAACTCAGAGACAGTATCAGCCTATTACGTTCGCCTCTACTTAGATTGTCAAAATCCAGTTCCCTACCCAGTTCCTGTATCTCCACTGACAGATCGCTAAGGAAGGTGACTGTGTGTGGCAGTCCGATCTTGTCAAGGTAATAGCTCAAACGTGAGTTGAGGTAGGAAAGATTCTGATCAATTATTCTTTTACGTATGAATGAATCCTTGTTAGTCAATAGTTTCTGTAGGAACTCCTGATGGTCACGCAGTCTGGTCAACGTGTTCATGCTGTCATAATCGATCTCGGCCGCCGCAGTGTTCTCCATCTCCTCTATCTGTTCCTTGTAGGGATCTGTTTCTTCTCTGCGTTGTTCCAGTTGTGACTGCAACTTGTCTAAATTGTTCTTGTGTTCGTATGCGTCCTCGGTATTGGAGTAATAGGTCTCAGGCCTCTCACCGGGATCTCCCAGTTCCTTCTCTGCATCGCATAGTTCCTTGTGGGTGTTAGAGTGTTTCTCGTGTTGCTGTTTGGCATCATCTATGCTGTCCTGTTTCTGCTTGAGCAGTTTCTCGTGCTTGTCGTCATGTACCTCTTGTCCACAGGCATGGCACTTGTGTTCCTGTAACAGGTCGATGTCGGCCTGTAACTTGATCATCGCGGCTTCCTCACGTTGGTAGTCCTTCTCTGCCTGCTTGATCGCCAATCGTACCTGCTCTATCTGTTGTGTCTGTTCCTTCCAATCCTTGAGTCCCTTGTGTAACTCCAATTCAGACTCGATGTTGATCTCTTCGAGCTTGGCAATACCTGCTTCCAGATAATCGATGTCATCCTCTTTCTTCTGCTCCCACATGGATTGCCTACGTTTCAAACTCTCTATCTGATCCTTGATCTTCTCATTGGCCTCCTGCTGTGCCTGTATCCTGTATTCCTCTTCCTTGATGGACTCCTTCGTGGCCTTGAGCCTCTCCTTGAGTGCCTCTGCCTTCTCACTCAGCATGGTGATACCAAGCAACTGCTCGATGATGTCCTTTTGATCGTTAGCACGTAAGTTTAAGAAGGGATCAGTGTAAGTGTTTAAGGCAACTAAGTGCTTGAACATCTCATGGCTCATACCCAACATACTTTCGATGGCCTTTTGTGTTTCTCGTGAATCACCTTGTGCCATGTCAGAGATCTCTTGTTCATCCTCTCCCACGAAGAAACGCATGACGTTCTTCTTGCGTCCACGTTCTATCTTATATTGTTGTCCGTTGTGTTCAAAGTCTAACGAAACCAACATACCTTTTGAGTTGGTCTTGTTGATCAAGTTATCACGTTTGATATTGGTCAGTGCCTGACCAAACAGGGCATAACTGAGTGCGTTCAGTATCGTTGTCTTACCCGTGCCGTTACGGGCACCGCTGTCATCACCACCCAAGTCCACATTGACGCCCAACACTAATGTGAGATCGTCCCTGTCGAAGTTGACAGCCTGTGTGGCGTTGCCCACGCTCATGAAATTCTTGACTGTTAGATACTTTATTTTAAACAATTATAGGTCCCTGTAGATCTCTAATAACAACTTGGGATCGTAGTGATCACTCTCTATTGATGTTAACTGATTTGTCACTATGGTGTCAACCGATTCGAACTTTAACTCTCCCGGTTGTACGTCAGCATACTCCACATCTTTCTTGACTGGGATCAGTGTGAGCTCACGTAGATTATACTTGCCTACGAAGGTCTCACGGATGAAACTTGCCTCTTCGTATGATATGTCAATGTTTAGGTTGACCCTGATGTGCATCTTCTCCTTCAGCAGGCCATCCGGATCATCCAACATCTGATCCAAGTTGTAGACACGATATCTGGGTTGGTCTGGCCAAGAATGATACACGGGATCCTTGCCCCATTCAACAATGGTCATTCCTCTGTCATCATCACCTGCGTCTGCGTAGTTGTGGGGAAAGCAGTTACCGGTATAGATAATGTTGTTGTGACTTTGACGTTTATGGAAATGTCCCGTGTAGACTTGTTCTAAGCCACGGAAGTCCTCACGCTGTATCTCACCTGTGTCTGGCATCTGTACCATGGCATTCATAAAGAAGTGAGGAAGTTCCAGATGTCCAAACGCATATCTGCCTTCCATCTTCTTGACCTTCTTGGCCTCATCTCCCACCAGCCAAGGTATGAACTGTACATCACCCTCTGAGTAAAAGTCGTTCATGATGTGTACGTTCTTGATGTGTTTGGCCCAGGCCGCTGACTGTATGTCACGTTTGTCTCTGTAGTATAGATCGTGATTGCCTGGAATGAAGAACACACGATCAAAAGCATCGCCCAGTAGTTCTAGTGCTGTCAGGCTATAATTGAGTGTGACGATGTTGATTGCGGCACGGTTGTTGTGCCAGTCACCCATCATGATACAGACGTCGCAGTCTTCTTGTTTGGCTTTTTCAATAAACCATTTTACAAAACCAAGACAGTCCTCGTTGTGTGTCGTCGAATTTGACTTCAATCCAAAATGGATGTCAGTGAGGATCGCGGCCCTCTTGAATAAATTCGCCATAACCTTCCTTAGTAGTTACTTTGATTGTTCTTGTTTCTCTGCTTCTTTGTTAGCTCTTTCCTCTAGTTTAGCATCTAGCTCGGCATTCTGTCTAGTCCAGCTCGGGTTCAATCCGTTCATTTCTAGGATGTCGTCTCGGATTGATTGATTTTTCTTCTCGATATTAAGCACACGAGTAAATGAATTGGTAATAGCCGCAGTGTAATAGGCAAACGGATTGTCTGACTTTGACTCATCAAACTGTAGGCCAATCTGTGATAGTTGAAGTAGCGCCTGTCCACGCATCTCCTCATTATATGTATATCCACGCCAGTTAGAACGGGTGGCATAACGCTCACACAGTTTGATGAACATGTGTGCCAGTTTGCTGGTCATCTGACCGTGATCCTTTGAGAACTTACCATTCTCCAATGTTCCCTTCCAATGGCTCTGTCCAACCTTGTAAGGCTTGCCATCCTCATCTACTTTGTAGTGTTGGAATGGAGGAAAGTTTACCTTGGCATGAACATGGTCGTCAATGCCATAGTCCTCTTGATCTCTAGCCTCTTCGATGTCATCAAACATTTCTTCAATCTTAGCACGTTTCTTCATCTGTGCTTTGGTAGGTTTCTTAGGAACTAACGGTATGTGATCCCAAGTCATCACACGGAATACCAAATCTGTGTCTGCTATCGTCTTTGGGTCCAGTTCCTCTCCGTACTCTTTCTTGTACTTGGCACATTTGAGCTCCCTGGCTTCTTTGATGCGAGTTTTGTTGATCTTCTTGATGTCATGCACGATTATGTCAAAGTCTGAGTCCCTGTCAAACTCGTTGTATGAGCAATAGGTCTTCTTTGACTTGTGTATCTCTTTTAGGATATCTCTGTTGTTGAGATAATTGACTCTTCTTCCGGTTCTGGTGATAACTTTATCTTCTGACACTTGGTATTTCTCCGCGTTTATATACTATTAATTATAACGCCTTTAAGGCCCCTGTCAACCTTTTTTGGTTAGCGACAATTATATTGGGTTATAATGATATCAATAAATAGTACTATAACGAGGAATACTAATGGCAACACCACAAGAAGAACAATCGGCTATATTGAGGTTACAGGCACAGGGCCTTACCAGGGCACAGGCAGAGAGCATCGTGAATCCCACGTATGCTCCCAACTTTTCGCCCATAGAACCGACATCATACGGCAATCAGATTCCTGGACAGGCCGCAGTGACCACTGACTATACCATCGGTGCTGACCAAAACGTGTTACAGAGGGGAGTCATAGGACAGAACGTTCCTGGAGTGGCCGCGATAACCAATGACTACAATCCGGCACCCAACTTTCAACCATCTAACTTTGGCAATGAGATACCCGGTCAGGCGGCGATAACCAATGACTACAACATCGGACCCAGCCTAAGGACTGCTGACTTTGGTAACAGGGTACCCGGTGACACCGCCATCGGTCAGGACTATAATCAGGCACCTGACTTCACTCCAGTATCGGTAGCGGGCAATAGGGTACCGGGCGAGGCGGCGATAACCAACGACTACAACCAAGGACCGGACTTCACTCCCGTACCGGTGGATCCCGACAGCAAACAGGGAGAGCCTGGTGGATATGATCCGGAACTGTTCAAGCAACAGGCCAACATCAGAGACATCGAGGCAACCGCGGATGATTGGAGATTCCGCATAAGATTGGCACCAAGGTCACAACATCTCTACAAGTCAGGCACTCCGGGCATATTGGCCCCGTTGGCTGAGACAGATGGTGTGATATTTCCGTACACTCCGCAGGTCATGGTCAACTATCAGGCAGATTATAGCCAAGCACAGCCCACACATTCTAATTACAAGCAATACTTCTACCAGGGCTCACAGATCAGCGACATACAGATCACCGGGCAGTTCACGGCACAGTCAACCAGGGAGGCAGATTACCTATTGGCCGCCATACACTTCTTCCGCTCAGCGACCAAGATGTTCTATGGTGAGGACTACAATGCCGGCGCACCGCCACCGTTGGTGTTCCTACACGGTTTTGGCGAGAACCAATTCAGCGACATGCCCTGTGTGATACAGCAGTTCAACTACATATTACCACCGGACGTGGATTACGTGAGGACCAGTGGGGACAGTGGTGCGGCCACATTGGATCTTTCAGAGAAGAGGATAGGCCCAGGAGCATACAAGTCACCCCTAGCCAGGTTATTTGACTTATTCACCCAGGGCATAGGCAAGGGTGGTGGCCCACAGCAGACACAGTATGGTAACATAGGCTCTCTCAGCAATGGCAAGCAGTCATACGTTCCCACGAAGATAGACATAGCACTGACACTACATCCTATCGTTACTCGCAAGAAACAGTCACAGGACTTTGGACTCGAGCGATATGCGTCAGGTGAACTATTAAGCAAGAAAGGATTCTGGTAATGGCTAAGACAGTACAATACACATCTAGATCGCCCTATTTTAACACACCAAAGGTGGACGGATATCTTGAGATCATGACTGATCGTTCCATACCCAAGTATAGGAGTGATCGCAGATTTAAGATAACAGTCAAGTACCAGTACAGGCCCGACCTGTTGGCATATGATCTCTACGATGACGCACAGTTATGGTGGGTATTCGCACAACGAAATCCCAACACCATCGAAGATCCCATCTATGATTTCACTGTGGGCAAGACCATTTACATTCCAACTCTAGACACGCTGAAGAAGGCGCTAGGATTCTAGCCTGATGTCCGAGCAACTAAACGCACAGCTCAAGAACCTGGGCAACCAGAAGGTCCAGACATCGGATCAAGTCACTGATACCACTGATGCTCTTCTTGATCCATATCGCAACTCAACGAGATACCTGCCCAAGGGAACGAATCCCCAATCTGAGGATGTCAAGTTTAGTAAGCAACAGAATGTCATCCTCCAACAGATACAGTCCAATGAGGAGACCATCAATGATCTTGAGGCAAATATCACTGACAATTCAGCGGATGGGATCATTCGGGACCTATCCTTCGACAATGCCTACATGCAGGGACAGCTCGAAGAGATCAGAGGCGTCCGTGGAAGGCTGGCCGAGACCAACACTTCACAGAACAGTGCCGCGGATATCGCCAGCAATGATGCCGAGGCTCGGGCGGAAAAGGCAACAACACAGACACCAGAGCTCAAGTTAGATTCTGAGGAGAACGTTCCGTCCAACGCAGATGAAGCGACACAATCTAATCTGGGAGGTGACCCACAGTTTGACTCTCCAGACGACCAGGGCCAGGTTGAAGAAATAACCATAGTCGGCGGATTTGGTAGTGAAACTCCTGACGATGATCAAATTGAGACCATAGAAATTGTAGGGGGAGGAGCAACATCTGAACAGGAGGGGATAAATCTACCCTCCACATTCGTCACGGCATTCAGAGATACTCCGAATCCCTTGATAGATCTCGGACACTATACATATCAAGTAGCAATATTCATGCTGACTCCCAACGAGTACACCACATTGGCACAGGCAGAGAGGAAGTCAGTGGCAGGACTGGATCTGCTGATACAGAGCGGAGGCATATCCTTTGAGGGCGGAGAGGCCACGGGAGGTGCCCGCAGGGCTCCGGAGTTCGATCTGGACTACTTCATCGAGAACTTGGAGATAGAGACATTGATGCCACAGGAGGTTAGGGGAGCCACGAATGCCACCAAGATAACCTTCCAGGTCACTGAGCCATATGGCTTCTCATTCATCAACAGATTGAAAAGGGCCGCCATAAGGAAGTTGGGCAACGACAGTTTCCTCAAGCAACACTATCTCATGGTCATCAGATTCTTCGGAGAGGACGACAACGGCAACCCCGTGGTCCCTGAGGCTTCGGCCGCGGACAACAATAGATCAGTCAACAGATCACTGATAGAGAAGTTCATACCATTCAAGTTTACCAAAATAACCACAAAGGCCGCAACAGGTCCCGTGACCTATGACTGTGAGGCACTGCCCGTCAATCACATAGAGGGTTTGAGCCAGAAGAGGGCATCGATACCCTTCCAGGTAGAGATCAAGGGACAGACCTTGAACGACCTATTCAACGGAACCAGTGACGCACAGCAAACGGATGTGGTGCTCAGTGACGGAAGGCAACCTAATGGACAGATAGGATCCCCCTTGCTGAGCCAACCTGCTGGCATAAACACAGCATCCAAGACGGCGGTCAGCACTGGACTGGTCACAGCCATAAACAATCGCATGATAGAATTGGAGAAAAAGGACCCTGGTTCCGTATACGATAGATACAAGGTCACATTTGATAAGTCGTCCGGGATGTCAGCATCCAAGATATTCCCACCGGGCAGTGTCAGGAAGTCAAGGACTCCGATGACACAGATACAGAAGGACGCCTCACAATACCTCTCCAGCAAGGGACAGGTTCAGGGCGACATGTTCACAATCAGCACCAATGCGGGCCAGCAATTACAACAGTTTATCGATCTCATCATACGTACCAGCGAATACGTGACTAAGCAACAGACGTTCACATTGGATCCCAATACCGGCCAACCAAAGAGTAATAACAAGGCCAATGACGTCATGGCATGGTACAGGATCGGAGTCAAGGTCACACCAAGGGGGTATTGTCCTGTTAAGAATGACTATGCCTACGAGATAGAGTACAAGATCATACCATCACAGGTCACGGACGTCAAGAGCGAGTTCTTTCCCAAGCCCAAGTTCTACGGCGTACACAAGAGATACGACTACTGGTTCACAGGGTTCAATACCGAAGTGCTTAGTTACGAGGTGGAGTTCAACTCCTTGTTCTATGTGGGCATGAGCACCGACATAAAGAACACACAGGATACCAGGACTGAGAAGGGAGATGATTCTCCCAAGGCGGCTGAACCACCAATGGAAGCAGATACCAGCGGTGCGGGCAAGTCCGCTGACCCGGGAGCACGGGCGGCGTCAGTGCTGTACTCTCCCGTGGACTTCGCCATGTTACGTATGGAGATATTCGGCGATCCCGATTACATAGTACAGGGCGATGTCTTCTACTCCATAGATAAGATAGCATCTAGGTTCTATCCAGATGGCACTATTAACTTTGACGCTTTCGAACCGCTGATAGAGGTCAACTGGAACACCATAGAGGACTATGATGACAAGACCGGTGAGGCAGAGGTCATAGAGATAGAAAAGAAGAGCGCCGAGCAACAGAACATAACGGCCACTCCGGGATTGATCTATGTCATCACGGGAGTAACTAACGTGTTCAAGGAAGGCAAGTTTACACAGGAACTCAGGGGACTGTTAAGAGAGTTCAAGGAGGGCGTACATTCACAACCTCCGGCTGATACTACCAGACAAGCACAACCAACCCCGACACCGGGAACTGCTAGCAACGGAGTGGGAGGACAACCAGCAACTGGCAAGAATTCTCCCTTGATCGGACCCGATTATAATTTTGCGAGTGGTGGGGGACAGCAGGGCAACATGATCGGAGGTAACCGTGCGGTAACCGAAGGCACAGGAACCCCAAGACCAAACTTTAACACTGGTAGTGCGGTTCCCGGAGAGAGGGGTAACTACTCAGATGGTGATCCGGTAGGACCAGACTTCCAGAGGGCACAGAGGGGAATACAGACGGGACAGAACGTGCCTGGACAACAAGCGATACAGGGAGATCTTCAACAGGCTCCTAACTTTTCGTTCCCTAATAATCCATACAATTCACAGAATGTTGACTTGTTCAACTCGTTTGGCGATGATAATCTTGAATTTGATGGCACAGTGGTTGTTGATACAGTACCGCCAACGGGACCAGTGGGCGGAGTTAGAAAAGCACCACCCGAAGACGCTGGTAATTAAATAGAGATATGGCAGAGAATATACAGAGAAATAGAGGCAGGGGACAAGCCTACAAGTACGACAAGGGCGGAGTACCCTCGGAGTTCGGCCCGTTCATAGGCACGGTAAAGAACAACGTTGACCCCACGAGGGCAGGTAGATTGCAGGTCTATATCGAATCATTCGGTGGACAGAATCCGGATAACGAGTCAAACTGGAGGACTGTGTCATATGCCACTCCCTTCTACGGTGACATCGGAGTCATAGACCCATCCTTGACAAACAGCAAGACCGGAACTGGTGAGTTCGTTGGCAACAAGCACAGTTATGGTTGGTGGTTCACACCACCGGACATCGGCACCAAGGTGCTCTGCGTGTTCGTCGAGGGAGATCCCAATCAGGGATACTACATAGCATGCCTACCCAGTCCAGGCCTGGGACACATGGTTCCCGGCATCGGTTCATCAACCAAGTATGTCAAGAGTGCGGGACAACAGAATTATCTCTCCGGTGCCAGCCAGATACCCGTGACGGAGATCAATGATCTCAATCCAGCCATATTGGAGTCACCCAGATTTTATGACGAGAGCAAACCGGTACATGACGTGTTGGCAATGGAACTGTTCCAACAGGGACTGATAACCGACAACATACGAGGTCCCATAACATCAACAAGCCAGAGGGAATCTCCCAGCAAGGTGTTCGGGGTAAGCACTCCGGGCAAACCCATATATGCCGGTGGACTGAGAGAAGAACAGGTCAAGGCACAGTTGGAAGCTGGTGACATAACATACGATCAGATAAAAGTCATTGGACGCAACGGCGGACACAGCCTGGTATTGGATGATGGTGATCTCACGGGCAAGGACCAGTTAATTAGGATCAGGACTGCCAAGGGACATCAGATCACGATGAGTGACGACGGTGACGCATTCTACATAGTACATGCCAATGGACAATCCTGGATCGAGTTAGGTAAGGAAGGCACTGTTGACGTGTTCTCCACTAACTCCGTGAACGTGAGGACACAGGGTAGCATAAACCTACATGCCGATAAGGACGTCAATATATCAGCAGGCATGAAGCTCAACTTATACGCGAAGCAGGAAGCCAACTTGGAATCCCTGGTCGTTAATCAGAGGGCAGATACTGAATTAAACTTATACAGCAAGGCTAAAATCTCTGCGAAGAGCAACGGAACCATTTCACTTCAGGCAGACAAGACAACCAGCGTAGATGGGGGAGAGGGATTACAGCTCGAGGGAGGATGTATAAATCTCAACGGTGGGGGAGCATTACCTGCCAAGACAGTGCCCGCGATACGTAAGAACAAGTTGCCCGACACCAAGTTCAACGATGCGACAGGGTGGCAGGTCGAGAGCAGTAAGTTAGAAACCATAACCACGAGAGCACCAACTCATGAACCTTATCCATATCATGGATTAGGTGTCGAGAACTCAGCGAGCCTTGGAACAACACCAGTATCGACGGCACCCACGAAGACACAGACAAAATTGGATCAGGCACAGGCCCTAACACCCGATGGATTGACCTTGGACCAATTTACAGCCCAGACACGGGTGGACAAGGGTGTGGCTAATTTGAATGCCGATCAGACTACTGGCATGATGGCACAGTTGAGCAAGGAAACATCACAGAACTATAACGAGTTCTCAGTTGACAAGGGCATAGGTAAGTTCGGTGTCAGCCCGCAACAGTTGGAAGAAACGGGTTACCTCAAACCAGGTACGGTAAGTAATTTCTTACAAAATCCAAATAACACATCAACCGATCTGTTAGGCAACACCAGGACAGACTATGAGAAGGTGTTATCCAATACCAATGTATGGACGAACAAGGGAGGAGCCACTAACCTAACTGAGTTCTTAAGCTCAGAAAGCACACAGGATACTGTAATACAGGATATTTATAAGACTGATCTCAGCAAGTTGAAGGCAAATGGCGTGTTGCGTGGCACCGAAAATCCGGCAGATGTGGCAGGCATGTTAAATGCCAGCGCCAAGCACGGCAGTGCCAATGTAATAGCATGGACCAACAACAGCGGCAATCTCAACACGGCGGCGGCAAATAGCATAAGCCAGACTGTGAGGAACGGGCAGTATGCGACCAAGTTCGTTGACAGCAAGATCACTCCAGACCTGAGTGGATTCAGCAATCCCGGAGGATTCGCGAACACCACACAGAGAACGGGTGTTGATCAAGCGGCGAACAGCCTGGTATCCAGCCTCAAGGTAAACTTACCAAAATACTGATAGATAAATATTAACATGGCTACATACATCGGATTTAATACCATTGGCAGGAAGAGGAAGTTCACAATGACTGACACAGATCTAGTCATACGTGACGTCCTCAACAGCCTGATGATTAGAAAGGGCGAGAAGTTAGGACGTCCGGGGCTTGGCACGGATCTATGGGGGATAGTCTTTGAAACATTAAATGATCAGATGGTCAAGGATCTACAACAAGAGCTAAGAGACACCATAGAGCAGGATCCGCGTGTTAGATTCGAAGACGCACAGGCCTATACACAACCAAACGGACTGCTAGTTGAGCTGTTCATAACAATACTTCCAACGTCACAACAACAACGATTGAACCTATTCTTCGATCAAACCACACAACAAGTCAGCTTGGCTTAATATCTTCACTTTAATTTATAAAGTACGCAGTTATCTAAGGTGATAAATACTGGATAACAGAGAGATACTATGGCTAAGACTACCAGACAGACAGCAATATTTGGAGCGGAAGATTGGAGGCGACTCTATCAAACCTTCCGTGAGGCAGACCTTCAGAGCTATGACTACGAGACCTTACGTAAGTCCATGGTTGACTATCTCAGGTTGTACTATCCTGAGACTTTCAACGATTACATAGAGTCATCGGAGTTCATCGCCCTTCTCGATCTCATGGCATTCATGGGACAGGGCCTGTCCTTCCGCAATGACTTAAACACCAGAGAAAACTTCCTGGGTACTGCTGAACGTAGAGATTCAGTGGTCAAGTTGGCAGAGCTCGTGGGATACACTCCCAAGCGTAACACCAATGGTGAAGGATACCTCAAGATAACCTCCATTAGCACGACCGAATCAGTGATAGACTACAACGGATTTAATCTGGGAGGATTGACAGTCAACTGGAACGATGCCACTAACGTTGATTGGTATGAGCAATTCACTAGCATAATGAATGCGGCGTTTGTGTCAAGCCAGCGTGTGGGCAGATCGGGCAATAGCCAAGAAATATTGGGTGTCACCACTGACGAATATGAATTTAACGTGGCCGCTGGCTACATACCTGTGATCCCCTTCCAAGCAGAAGTTGATGGACTGAACATGTCTTTTGAGGTAGTGTCAGCGACATCATCAGGACAGACATATCTATATGAACCAGCGCCACAGACCAATGGGCAGATGAATGTGTTATATCGCAATGACAAATTAGGGTATGGCAGTGCGAACACTGGTTTCTTCTTTCTCTTTAAGCAAGGTAATCTAATCAACCAAGACTTTACAGTCCAGGAGAGGATACCTAACAGGGTGGTTGAGCTGAACATAGATGGCATCAACAACACTGACGTATGGTTATTCGAGGTAGAAAATGATGGCAGGAATCTGACTGAATGGAAAAAGGTTGATGATATCTATGCCGTGGGAGCAACACCGTCGACGAACAATCAACTGAGAAAGGTCTTCTCAGTAAAATCAAGGGGGAACGATCAGATCGGGCTAGTGTTTGGTGACGGGGTGTTTTCAAAAGTACCAGTGGGCACTTTCAGGACCTTCGTGAGATCGTCAAACGGATTAGAGTATGTGATAAACCCAGATGAGTTACAGAACGTGCAGGTGTCGTTGCCATATGTCAGCAAGACAGGACGCAACGAATCATTGACATTTACCCTGAGCCTACAACAACCGATAACTAATCCAAAGGCAAGAGAGGCACTAGATGAGATCAGAACACGAGCACCATCAAGTTTCTACACGCAGAACAGGATGGTCAACGGTGAGGACTATAATAACTTCCCTTATACACAATTCACTTCGATACTGAAGTCGAAGGCTGTGGGAAGATCAAGCATCGGTCTATCAAGATACCTTGACCTATTGGATCCAACGGGCAAATATTCTAGCACGAATACATTCTGTGCGGATGGAATGATGTATAGGACCTATGAGGATCCAAATTTCACGTTCACGTTCGTTGACACCAATGACATCTCAAACGTGTTAGTGAACCAACTCGAGCCAGTGTTGGCATCCAGGGCATTCTCACACTTCTATCATGACAAGTTCGTGAGACCTAGCCTGACCAGCATCGACATATTATGGCAACAGTCCACTAGCTCAACCAATCAGGCGACAGGATATTTCAAGAATAGCCTTGACAACACAGTGTCAGTCGGAACTACGGCATCAAATAATGCAAAATATATTGCTCAGGGAAGCCTAGTTAAGTTCGAGCCTCCCACAGGATATTTCTTTGACTCAAACAATAGACTAAAGGCAGGTACTCCGACACTACCTAATGAAAAATTAGTGTTATGGTCGACGGTATCTGCGTTGACATTGGATGGTACCAATTTTGGCAACGGTAACCTTAGTGACGGATCAGGCCCTGTAACACTAAACCAATTCGTACCAACGGGAGCGATACCTACACAGGTGATAGCCAAGTTGGTAACAGACCTACCTACCAGCATCGAGGCATCAATGATCGAGCAGGTGGAACTATACAGAGACTTTGGTATTGGTTATGACAACACGACATCATCATGGTATGTGATAACAGCAGACAACCTTAATACAAATGCCGCTTGGTCAACATCATATGCCAAGAACACTGACAGATTACAGCGTGACGCGAGCTGGTTGGTACAGTTCACGACGGATGGCGAGACATACACGGTAAAATACAGGAATCTAAATTATTATTTTGCCAGCGTACAGGAAAATAGGTTCATCTACGACAGCAGTGACAAGATATTTGACCCCAAGACCGGCAGGACTGTGAATGACTATGTCAACGTGCTGAAGATGAACAGCCAGCCTGACTCAAATGCCAGCTTCACCACAGACATGAAATTAGACATCATCGGACAGGAAGTGGAAACAGACGGCTTCATTGACAACTTCAAGGTATTGGTAAGTTATGCAGACAGCGACAGCGATGGTGTTGCAGATGATCCAGATGTGTTCACAGAGATAGTGGCACCCACGGTTAACGCATCAGGCAAGGTCGTGTTCCTAGAGAAAACAACAGACTTTGACAATTTAGAAAGATACTTACCGGTAGCATCGGGTGTGATCAACACACTCTATGCTGATTTAGATGCTATAGAACTAGCAAAGACAGAATATCTAAACGGTCAGGTGTTTTATGGTACCACAGATAAGAAATTTTACAAGTTAACAGTGGTTGGAACCACATATACATTGGCGGTAACGACAGATTACATATACAGAACGGGCAGGCAGGACATATATTTCCAATACAGGCACAACTCATCAAACAACAAGAGGGTGGATCCTGGAATCACTAACATCGTTGACATGTTCCTAGTGACCAGCTCATACTACACGTCATATCAGAACTGGATTAAAGATACAACGAACACAGTGCCCAGACCAGAGGTTCCGACCATTGATGAGCTGGCTGTGAGTTATAGCACGTTAAACCAGTACAAGATGATCAGTGACAATATGATACTCAACTCAGTGAGCTTCAAACCGTTATTTGGTAACAAGGCGGCACTGGAGTTACAGGGCAGGATCAAGGTCATTAGATATTCAGACACTGTGACATCAACCAGCGAGATCAAATCGCGTGTGGTTGAGTCATTGAATGAGTTTTTTACCATTGACAAATGGGATTTCGGAGACACATTCTATTTCTCAGAACTGAGTGCCTACCTACACGATCAGTTGGGCGACATAGTGTCATCAGTCGTGCTGGTACCAAATGATCCTGAGAAGAGCTTTGGTGATCTATATGAGATCAGATCAGCACCAAACGAGATATTCGTCAATGCGGCAACGGTCAATGACATCGAGGTCGTGGACGCACTGACACCTAGCGTATTAAGAACAGCATCAAATAGTGGGATTGTTTAATGGCAACTAGAATTAGAACGGTAGATCTACTACCTGAGATATTTAGAACCGAGACCAACAAGAAGTTCCTCGCGGCTACCTTGGATCAAATGATCCAACCCTCGAAACTCAGGAGGGTACAGGGCTACATAGGAAAGCGTTACGGAATCGGTGTTGATCAAAATGACAAGTACGTCATTGAACCCGACAAGGAAAGGACAGACTATCAGTTAGAGCCCACGGTAGTGTACAAGACAGCCGGAACACAGAAAACTAAGGACCTGTTGACATACCCGGGATTGATAGATGCTCTGAATGTCAACGATGCTATCACTGACAGGCACGATAGGTTATTCTCAAGCGATTACTACACATGGGATCCACTCGTGGATTATGACAAGTTCATCAACTTTGGACAATACTATTGGTTGAGTTCAGGACCTGACCCTGTCGACGTACAGGCAACGGAAGTAGCAGTCACTGATGACTTTGATGTAACTAGAACCGGTGACGGTTACACACTGAGCGGGACATCCGGCGATAATCCAACACTGACCTTGGCAAGGGGCGGCAATTATACATTTAATGTCGCACAAACAGGTAATCCCTTCTGGATCCAGAGCAATCCAGGAACCAGCGGGGTAGTTCCTGGACAAGAGAACATCTCCAGCCGTGAGGTATTCGGTGTTTCCAATAACGGTGACGACAACGGTACCATACAGTTCAACGTACCCTTGGCTGACGCACAGAGTTTTTATTACGGACTGACAGATCTAGGCACAGTCGATCTAGCAACGACCTTGAGATTTGATGAGATCAACAATCAATTCGTTGATGTATTCCTCGACGCCACAGATGGCATAGACGAGATCAGGGACTTGGATGGAAGAACAATAATCTTCTTAAACAGGAACACACAATCCGATCCGGCAAACAGTGGTTGGAGATACTCAGACAGATTTGACACCGATGGGGTCAATTACGACACCTCCGGATTTGACGTGGAAACAGAGATAACCAGTCAGGACGAGAGGTACTCGGTATGGCAGATACAGTTCTTCACTGACACCAGTAGCACACGTCCGTACATGAAGTTGAGGAGAGTCAAGGACACGGCCAATCTCAATAAGATAGAGGTAGAATACGGAACAGTGTCAGCATCGAGGTCTTATTACAGGACCGCAGAAGGTTTCTGGGAACTGATCCCTCCACTGACAGCCGTCAAGGATACCCTATACTATCAGGATGCCAATGACAGCACCAAGTTCGGCGTGATCAAACTTGTAGACGAAACCACTAAGGATTTATTATTCGTTACTGATGACATCCTAGGCAAGAAGACTTATACTTCTCCCAATGGTGTCGTATTCACAAACGGGATGAAGATAAAGTTCCGTGGCAATACAGAACCTAGCACGTATCAGGACGGCGAGTACTACATCGAGGGAGTGGGTACATCCATCAAACTATTGCCCACGAGTGATTATAAGACACCAGAGACATATACCAAGTCAGAGACACAGCCCTTTGACGTGTACGGATACGATTCAACTCCCTTTGACGAGAGCCTGAACGCACCACAGGAGTTAGACTATTTTACCGTGAACAAGGCAAGTCCGGATAGGAATGCTTGGAGTCGAAGCAACAGATGGACACACGTAGATGTCATCAATAAGACAGCCGAATACAACAAGACAACTGCTCTGTTAGATCAGGACAAGAGAGCCAAGCGACCTATTCTTGAATTTAAGGCCGGATTGAGACTTTTTGATCATGGAACAAACTCACTGGGCGATATCAACATTGTTGATGACAGAGAGACGGACGCACTGTCAAACGTCAACGGCAAGACTGGATACAGCATTGATGGTTACACACTTGTAACAGGTAGCAAGATCATCTTCACGAAAGACACAGACCCTGAGGTACGCAACAAGATCTATCAGGTAGAACTGATTGATGAGGACGGTGTCAACTCAACAGCCAGGATCATCAACCTCACAAAGGTCAGCGACGTTGCCACGGATGACGTGGTCTATCAATTGAGTGGAGCCAAGGGTCAGGGCAAGTCCTGGAGATATGATGGCACGGCATGGCAGGAAACGCAACAGAAGACAGCGATAAATCAGGCTCCGTTGTTTGACGTATTTGACAAGAAAGGACGTAGCCTGGGAGATGGTACATACTATCCATCAACCAACTTCAAGGGAACTAAATTGTTCTCATACGCACCAGGTTCAGGTTCCGCCGACACGGAGCTCGGCATCAGGCTGAAGTATCAAACGATCAATAACGTGGGTGACATAGTATTTGATAACAACCTAGAGAAGGACACCTTCATATACACTGCTGATTCCGTGTCAACGACTGTGAACATCAGCACCGGTTTCGTACGCAATTACTCGGATAGGACGACCTTCACTAAGGAAATAGGATGGAAGAAGCACGTCAACAAGTCAACGCAATATCAGATTCTGACCTTTACCTACTCTGGTGTTCCGCTAGTAGCGGACATACCGGCTAAGTTATCAGAAGACATACCTGTGGTCGTGTACGTCGACAATGTGTTCCAGGAAACGTCCAGATACTCATACACGGTGTCAGCCACACAGACCACCATAACGTTTGGCAGTGCCTACGAGCCGGCCACGGACTCCAACGTAACCGTTAAGATACAGAGTGATAAGACCAGCCAATTCGGATACTATGAGATACCAACGAACTTAGAGAACAATGCTCTCAATGGAACGTTCACAGATGTCACATTGGGCACCGTTCGAAATCACTACATTGATCTAGCACAGAATCTAACAGACCTGACAGGAAAGATTTTTGGTAGTAACAACTCGAGAGACTTAGGTGATATAGTACCATATGGAAGTAAGATAGCACAGCAAAGCTCACCTTTACATCTAGCGTCCACTTTTGTCAGAGACAGCAACATCAATTTCTTCAACTCGTTGGATTATTCCTCACGTGAATATGAGAAATATAAAGGTAAACTATTAGACGCACTGGCTAAGAATGACTTCCAAGGCACGATAGCGGAACAATTAGACAATGCATTGTCTTTCGTAAACAATGGCAGGCAGAACAGTGAATCATTCTATTGGTCAGACATGATCCCTTGTGGACAGGTATTCTCAGAAACCAAGTACACCATAACAGCGATCGATGATGACATATTTGATCTATCAACGACATATGATTTTACCAAGGCAAATTACCTAGGGTTGACTGTCTATGTGAATGATGTACAGTTGATCAAGGGGTATGATTACACGGTAGCATCAGATGCTCCGAGAATGACCATATCAGCGACGCTGAACGTTGGTGATGTTGTCAAGATCAGGGAATATACCAGTACCGCTGGAAGTTTCATACCGTCAACACCGACTAAGTTGGGACTCTACAACAAGTTTAAGCCCGAGAAGATAACAGATGACAGTTACGTAGAGGCACAGGATGTCATAGTGGGTCATGATGGTAGCAAGACGATAGCCTTTGGCGACAACAGAGATGACATACTATTAGAATTCGAAAAACGCATATACAACAACATCAAGTGGATTGGTGACATCCCCTTGTGCCTACAGGACGTGGCACCAGGCAAGTTCAGGACAACAGACTATTTGAGTGCGGAGATCACAGAACTACTGAACAGAGATTTCCTATCCTGGGTGGCATGGAACAGATTGGATTACAAGAAGCAGGACTATGATGAAAACAATCAGAAGACTTGGAACTATACACAGTCGCAGGATAAGGTAGACGGAGAGCTATTGCCTGGTAACCAGCGTGGAGCCTACTTAAAATATTACGACACTGACATTCCGCATATAACTCCATGGGAGATGATTGGGTTCACGGAGAAACCCGTATGGTGGAATGTCAAGTACGGTCCCGCACCATACACGTCAGGCAACGAGGTGCTGTGGGACGACCTAGAGAACGGTCGGGTATGGGACGGCGTTGATGCATACACCGTCGTGGACAAATGGAAACGTCCAGGACTCAGCAAGATCATTCCAGTGGACGACGAGGGTAATCTCAAATCGGCGTTTGACAGCATAGTTGGCAACTATGACAGTCTCAGTTTTGAAAAATCCTGGGTATCAGGAGATAGCGGTCCGGTGGAGACGGCCTGGAGGAGATCAAGCAGTTTTCCATTCGCAGTCATCAGAATGTTGGCACTGAGCAAACCTGCGGAGTTCTTCGCACTCAACGCTGACAGAGACCTATACAAGTATGACAGTGAGTTAGACCAATACCTATATGATGGAAGGTCGAGGATCAAGGCAGAGGATATCGTACTATACGGAGATGGCACGGCCAAGCACTCATACATCAATTGGTGTGTTGATTACAGCAAGAAACAGGGCGTGTCAACGATAACAAACATCAAGGATCTGTTAGAGAACATCAACATACAGTTGACCTACAGATTGGCTTCATTCAGCGACAAGGAATATCTCAAGATCTACACAGAAAAGAGCTCGCCGAACTCAAACAACACCAGCCTGCTATTGCCCGATGAGAGCTTTGACGTTTTCCTATATAGCAACGAGGTATTTGACACAGCAGAATACTCATCTATTATAATACAACAAACGGCAGATGGATGGGCCGTGAGCGGCAACAGTTTCCTAGATCCGTACTTTACGATATACAACAGCATAGTGAATGGGAACTATCAGATGATCAAGGTAGGACGCCGTTCTGTCAGGGTCAGCAAGGACTTTGACACAAGGACCACACGTGTGCCATACGGTTATGTGTTCACCAGCACCAGTGCCGTGGCAGACTTCCTGATAAGTTATGGAAGATACCTAGAGGGCAAGGGTTACGTCTTTGAGGATCAGGATAACAACTATCTCCTTGATTGGAACCAGATGATTAGAGAATTCCTACATTGGAGCCAACAGGGCTGGGCAGATGGTAGCATAATCAATCTGAATCCAAATGCCAACAGGCTTAAGATTAGGAGAGCACAGAGCATCGTTGCTCCAGTGACCGGCGGAACGGCAGATGACTTCGTTCTCAATCAGAATCTCAAAGCCATACCGAACAACAAATTAAACTTCAATAGGTTAGACAACACATTTGAAGTGGAGAGCCTGGATGAGGATGCCATAGCGTACCTCAAGGCCGAGTTCACGAGCTATGAGCATATGCTGGTCTTTGACAACAAGTCCATCTTCAATGATCTGATATATGATCCGACTACCGGGTCAAGACAACAGAGATTGAGGGTGTCAGGATACAAGACTGCTGATTGGAACGGTCAGGTTGACGCACAAGGCTTCATGTTCAACATCGACAATGTTGAGGAATGGGCCAACAACAAGGAATACAGCAAGGGCGACATAGTGCTCTTCAAGAACGGTTACTACGCCGCGGCCAAGTCAGTGTATCCAAAAGAGAAGTTTGATTACAGTGATTGGTTAGAGACGGAATATGACACGATCAAGAAGGGACTGCTACCTAACCTTAGCCTCAAGACAGATCAACTCAGAGATTACTATGACACCAATGTCGCCAACCTAGAGAAGGACGGTGACAGATTAGGCTTCAACCTCATCGGGTTCAATGAGAGAGATTACCTATCAAGCATGGGCCTCGATGACATCAGTCAGGTTAACGTGTTCCGCAGTTTCATCGGCAACAAGGGCACCAAGCGTGCGGCTGACCTATTCAAGACATCAAGATTAGCAAAAGAGATAGCCGATTACGATATCTATGAGAACTGGGCTGTCAAGCAGGGTCAATATGGTGCGGAAGGCAACAGGGCATACGTCGAGCTCCGAATGGACGAGAGCCTGTTGGGAGCCAACCCATCCACAATTAAAATCACTAACACTGGATCAGATGGCACAGTTGATCAGAGCATTAGCCTAAATAATCTATATAAACAGAGCTACAAGATAGCATCTACTCCTATATTACCACAGCGTTACTCAGTGGCATCGGAACTTAATTTGCCAACGGCGGGTTACGTCAACGTGGATGACATCGACATACAATTATTTGACATACTTGACCTAGAGGATCTAGTTCCGTACATGCCTCAGATAGGTGAGGGCACGACCATATGGGTGGCCAGGGACAATGCCTGGGATTGGAACGTGTACAGATCCAGCCTTGTGCTGTCAACTCTATCTAAGGTGACGGACAACCTGGATGGTTCTAGCACATTGTTATTCGCAGGTAATCACGGATTGGCCAAGGACGACATCATTCTGGTCAAATGGGGGGTTGATGACCAGATAATCGTTGATTCCGCATTTAGGGTAAGTGAGGTTCAGAGCTTAAACAAAATATCAATACAGTTATCATTACCCGATGACATCACTTCCATAACGTTGGAAGGACTTACATACAAATTAAATTCAGTTAGGGTAGCCCAGGGCAGTGACGTATTGAATTTACCGTTTGCCAATGAGATCGATCCAGGTAACAGAGTATGGATAGACAACAACGGCAGTGACAGATGGCAAGTGCTCGAGAAGGTAGATCCCTTCAAACGGGAAAGTAGTTTAGAACCAGCAAGAAACTTCCTCAATGGCCTCACAGACCAAAACTTAGTTAATATTGATTTTGGTACATCAGTAGCACAAAACGCAGAAAGTCTAACAGCATTTGTAGGTGCTCCGGGCTACAACAGTAGCAAGGGCGGCCTGTTCACATACGTCAAGACAGCAAATGATGTCATGGCACAGAACAGCATACTCACTGGTACGGGAACCACGGCACTGGACAACTATGGTAACGATATTGCCTGTGCCAATGAGACCTGGTCGATAGCAGGTGCGTCAACATCCAACAACGGCGAGGGCTATGCCTACGTACTCAAGCAACTGAACTCAAACCTAATATCTGAACATCAGTTGTTAGTGAATCCGAGTGACGCCAACGATGAGGCTGAGTTCGGCCATGCGGTTGCCATGTCAGATGACGGCAGATGGGCATACGTGTCAGCACCTGGCAAGGATTCTGTCTACGTGTTCCAACGCATCGACAGGCAGTTACAGAGATTTACCGGAGTGGGCAACGACGACAGCAACGCACAATATGACCTAAGTGACTACATCATAGCAGATGAGCCAGATCAATTGGCTGTCGTGGTCAACAACGTCGAGCTAGGTGTTACTGATTACACATTCACATCCAGCGTGTCAAGCACAGGCATATTGACACTTAACACGGGACTGACCGCTGATGATACCATTGCCGTGACCAGGAGAGAAACACTGACCTTGGAAGGTGATGGGTCCACGACAGAGTTTGACATCACAGGATTATATACTGCGGACGGTGAGTTCTCACTCACTGTATTAGTCGACGGTGTGTTACAGAGATTAAACATCGATTATGACTACGCACATGACTCATCAAACGTGTTCGCATTCGCGACTGCTCCAGCAGATGGTGCAGTGATACAGGTTAGGTCGAGCGACTACTACGAATATGTCACAGCCATCGTGGGCACCAAGGGTGAAGAATTTGGTTATAGTTTAGCAACAACAACAGATGGCAGGCAGTTGGTTGTTGGTGCGAGGACAGCAAATAAAGCCTATATCTATGACAGAGATGTCGAGAGACAAGTGGTCACAGATGACACTGACAAGACCTACGTGTCAGACAAGAGCCCCGTTGGAAGGGCAGTGGTATCCGTTAACGGAACCATATTACAGGATTCGGCAAGATACATCGGTGGAACATATACGGTATCGGGTAGCACTGTCACATTAGCGACGGCACCTGGATTGGGTGACTTCGTTGAGATAGAGACCAACAACTTCTTATTGGTAGATACCATTGAGATGACCAATGCATATCAAGCGGCACAGTTCGGACACAAAGTGACCATATGCCCAACGAACTGTTCAGTATATGTGAGTGCACCAGATGATGGCAACGTGTTACCAAGTGCGGGTAGCGTACAACGTTCTGTGAACCAATCAAGACTATACGGAACCATAACTGGAACTGTGTCAAATCCGACCGTGACAGTGGGTGAGAAGATCAGGATCAACAATGTTGTGGTAACATTCACGGGAACAACTTTAGACCAAGTGGTCACGGACATCAACAACGCAACGATACCAAATGTCAAGGCAGTGAACTCCAATGGCAAACTGACGATATCTCTAACTAATGTCAATGCCGGTGCGGTCGCTAACAAATTATACGTGTATCCTGCGGGCAACAACAATGATGCATTGACTGATTTGGGTCTCGATATATTCAAATATCTACAAACTATTACATCACCATATCCATCACAGAATGCTCGCTTCGGCGAGAGCCTATCAGTGGGCGATGACGCATTAACATTGGTGGTAGGTACTAGCAAGGGTGCCAGCAACTTACCAACGACATTTGACAACAAGACTACGAACTTGGACGGTGGTAGCACGAGAATCAGAGACGTTAGGATACAGAGCGGTAGCGTGTACACGTTTGACTATCTAACATCTGCCAGCGACAGCATATCGAATCCAGGTAAGTTGGTGTTCGGTCAACAGGTAGTTGACAACACCGTGGTGGAATTGGCAGAGTTCGGTAAGGCCGTCGATTACAAGGGCGGAAGATTATTGATAACGAGTCCCGGTCACGTGGGCGGGGATGGTTCCAGCATCGTCGGTCGACTAGTGATATATCACAACGATAACAAGGAATTCGCTTGGAAGATCATAAGAGAGGAAGGTCAGGTAGTTAATATTGATCTATTGAACAGCTCATTCATCTATGATAGAACGACATTAGAAAACAAGGTAGACGTTGATTTCTTTGATCCGTTACAGGGCAAACTGTTAGGGGCCGTTAGACAAAACTTAGATTATCTAACTCCAGTTGACCCAGCAGGGTATGACGTGGGCAGTGTCAACAACTATGGTCAGACTTGGAGAGACGAGCATGTCGGCGAGATCTGGTGGAACACATCAAATACCAGATACATCAATCATTATCAGGGAGACCCTGAGTACAGGGCCAAGAGATGGGGTCAACTGTTCACAGGATCCAGTGTGGATGTTTACCAGTGGATAGAAAGCACCCAAGCACCTGCGGATTACACAGGTACCGGAACAGTATATAACACCACTTCATATGCCACTAAGACACAGATAGGTAACAGTGGTATAGTTGAGACACTCTACTATTATTGGGTCAAAAATATTCCTGCGGTACCAAGTGGCAAGACACTGAGCACATCAGTCCTAGCTCAATACATCGAAGACCCAAGGTCAAGTGGCATCGCATATCTGGCTCCAGTGGATGCCAACACCGGCGCATTGTATAATGTGGGACAATACCTATCCGCCAGGGACAGCATCTTACACATCGAGTATGACCGGAAACAGACTGACAACAACGTACACGTCGAATATGAACTGATCAAGGTGGGTGACCCGGATCAGTTCCTAAATGATCAACTCTACAGGAAACTGCTCGACAGTTTCGCAGGTGTTGACACCGCAGGTAACAAGGTACCTGATGCTTTCCTATCAGAGGCCGATCGTTATGGTGTTGAGTTCAGGCCGAGACAAAGCATGTTCAAGGATAGATATACCGCCCTCAAGAACTATCTGACAAGAGCTAACAGACAATTGGCTTTATATCCTATCAGTGAGGGCAAATCGTTCAACTTGCTGAACAGCAAGGATAACGAGCCAGCGGCCACTGCGTACAATAAGCGATTATTGACATACGAAGAACTAACATATCAAGATCTGGCATTGGTGTCAGCAGGTTACAAATATCTAGTGGCCAATGACAGCACACAGAGCAACCTATGGACTTTATATGAAGTACAGAGCGACAAGACTCTGTTACTGACTAGGGTACAGAATTACAAGACATCTAGATATTGGTCATACAAGGATTGGTATGCCACAGGATATTCGGCAGAAGATAAACCTGTAAACGAGGTTGCGACATATTCAAGATTATCGACAGTTGACAGCAAGACGGCGACGGGAGAGGTGGTTAAGGTAACAACCAATAGTGCGGGCAAATTTGAACTTTACGTAAAAACGACGTCGGGCTGGGATAGGATCGGCTTGGAGGACGGAACTATCGAGATTAACAAATCCGTCTATGATTACACTGCGGGAAGGAATGGCTTTGATGTCGAGGGATTTGACGCACAATACTTTGATGAGGAGCCAGTCACAGAAACCAGACAGATAATCAAGGCCATAAACGAGGAACTGTTCATTGGTGATCGATCCCATGAACGCATAGATCTAATTAACTTGATATTTGAATATACCAAGAGCGAACACACGGCATCTGATTGGTTGATCAAGACATCATTGATAGATGTTGAACATAACCTACGTGAGCTCAAGCAATTCAACATCTATCAGGTTGACAACCAAGACTTCATAGAGAAATACATTAATGAGATCAAGCCCTACCATGTACAGGTCAAGGAATTCTCACTGACGTACAAGGGCGATGACTTATTTGGCGGTGATGCCACAGACTTTGATTTACCTGCCTATTATGAGGAAACTGCGAATAAATTCATCAGTCCTAAGTTAGCAAGTGATGGAGTCGCAGGCGACTTCGTTTCAACTGATAGCATCTGGAGCACTTGGCCATATAACCAATGGATAGCGAACTACACCTTAAGTATCGACAGCGTCACTGTTCTCAAGGGCGGTAGTGGGTACACCGAAGCACCAACAGTGACAGTGTCCGGAACTGCGACTACTCCAGCGACCATGGTAGCGAAAGTCAACACTGCCGGAGAGGTGGTATCCATAGAGGTTACCAACCCAGGAGTAGGATACACCACAGCACCAACCATTACCTTAAGTGGTGGTAACGGAACTGGCGCGACAGCAGTGGCAGTGACATCTCCGGGCACCGTACGTGATCTCAAGACGACATTACGATATGACCGTTACGAATATCAGTCTGAGATAGTGGATTGGGAAGCCAATACGGCATACGAGGCAGGTACACTGGTTAGATACAACAACAAGGTATATGAGGCCAGGAACGAGGATGACAGCACGTTGGCAGTCACAGGTACATCATTTAACACTGATGACTTCGTAGTAGTGGACCCAAGCACACTCAGTGGTGTGAATAGGACTATGGGCTTATATGTTCCAGCAGTCAACAACACTGGTTTAGACTTGGGCCTATTGGTATCCGGTACTGACTATCCGGGCGTACAAGTCAAGGGCGTTTTATATAATCAGAACACAGGTTACGACATCGGTAACTTCGACCTCAATCCGTTTGATAACTTAGACTTTGGTGAGGAAGGATTACCCACTTATGCGGAATCATTATTGGATACGAAATACAATCCAGGTGATTACACAGACACATATCTAGGTACACAGGTAACAGACATCAATGTGGACGGTGGCGAGTACATAGACACGTACAGCTCACATTCACCGGAAGAACTTGTTCCAGCATCAATCTTTGACACATTGAACATGAAGGTGTTCACACGTCCAGGTTATGATTATGAGGGCGACGGACACGGTCAACCATTTGGATCATACACATGGGAATATGACGGTACTGCCGAGACCACCACAGTAAGTTGGGATCTGATAGAGAATCCTTTCGCTGTAAGAGTGTTCAACGTTACTACCGGGTTGACCTTACGCTTTGAATACTTCGCACCATATGAGGGCACTGTTGACTATTCAGCAAACTGGCTCAACAAGACAGTGACACTGACAGGTACGGGCGTCTCAGTGGGCGACATACTACGTGTCGAATCATACGGCATCGGTGGTGGTGATCAACTCTGGGTAGACAATTACTCAGTGGCAGACTTGTTAATCGATGACTCGACTGACGGCTTGTACATAGACATTCCGGTGGCGTTCGAACAGATATATGAAGCGATGATTAAGGTCAATGGATATCGCGTAACGAACTATACGTTCTCCGAGATAGATGATGTGACTACACGCATAACATTTGGTACGCAGGATATAGATGGCAACGGAACTGCTGACCTAGAAGTCAAGTATGATAATAGGGATCCGTTGGCAGTGGGCGATTACATCGGTGTTGCCGTGTTCGGATATGATGAAAATGAGATATCAACTATCCCTGGATACATCACACACGACGAGCACTTAGTACACTCATCCAGCCACCCCACATCACAGATAATGTATGGTGATGGCACACGCACTGAGTTCTCCCTGATCAATGACATACAGGGTACCAACGCATTCACGGCAGTAGTGGAAGTGGACGGTAAGAGACTGACTCCTGCAGAAGGTATAGAATATACAGGTGATGGATCTAGCGAAGGACCATTCTATCTCAATCTAACTAACTGGAAGTCAACCGAAGACCTATTCCAGACATTGATAGTTGACAGTGACGTACACTGCTTCGTTGACGGGGTCGAACAAAAATTGTATGAGGACTTCACAGTGAGTGCGGCAGATGCCAGCTCGGTGAGATATGTGGTGTTCACAACGGCACCCGCGGCGGGAGCGGACGTCAAGATATTCGTCGAGACAGCGGCAGAATACAAGATATCATACAGCGGAGTACCTGTGAGCCCTGGTCTCAATAAGATAACATTTAATACTGCCCCTATCACTGGTGCCCGTATAATGGTGACCACAGATAACAACACATCCGAGCTTGACATCATCAACAGATGTTATAGGGGACCAACCTCAACAGGTACCACGATAGTAACCGGCTTTGACTACGTTGGCTTTGACGCTGACGGTGAACCGTTTGACAAGACAGTTGGAACCACAGTGGATCTCAGTAACTTTGACTTAGGTAGAAGCATAACCAAGCCAGACAAGTTACGTGTCACAGTGAACGGGCTACGCAAGTATCTTGGCAGGGACTGGCAGATGAACTCGACAGATAGCACTGAGTTACAGTTCATCTCTATGTCGATAACTGACAGTGATGTTGTTGTCGTGACCTTACAGACAGAGAACGAGGTGCCCGATAACTTGAACTTTGCTGTATTCAAGGACATGAGAGATAACAACGCGGTCTATAGGATCAAGACCAGCGAACAAACTAAATTAACACAGGCATTGTCAGCAACGGCAGATACCATATATGTAACAGATGCCAGCAAGTTGGCCCAACCTAACCTAACTGTGGGCACGTTCGGTATCGTGATAATCAACGGCGAGCGTATAACATATCGTGAGCGTGATGTCACTAATAATACACTGAGCGGGCTACGTAGGGGCACCGCTGGTACCGGTGCGACATCACATGCGGCAGGTAGCGTTGCCTATGATTACTCCATAGCAACATATCTGGATTACAGTTATGGTAAGACCTGGTATGACGTACCGACTGTGGATGACGGTAGTTCAGTGACCCAGGGCAAGGCACTACAGAATACCACAACGGTGCCAGCCAAGTTCTTAAAGGGTGAAAATTCATAGTGGATAAATATAGTATGGAACAAAATAAAGATACCGAGATGAAAGAAGAACAAAAGAAACCAGATGAGCAAGGTGGAGTCCTGATAGAGGGACACATCAAGATATTTGATCCCAACAACGAGGAAGTCTTCGTGGATAAGCGTAATGCCATCCACTATGAGAACTTCTCGAACAGTTTAGCACAGGCCATGGCCAACAAGAACTTGGGACACATCTATCAAATGGCGTTTGGTAATGGCGGATCAAGTGTTGATACCACGGGTGTCATCACTTACCTACCACCGAATATCACAGGACAGAACGCTGACTTATACAACCAAACATATCAGAAGGTCGTGGATGATACTTCATCAGCGAACACCGACACTTCAAGAAACAAATTGACAGTGTTACATACTGCCGGTAAGCTCTACACCGACATATTGGTATCATGCTTGTTGGACTACGGTGAACCTTCCGGACAGCAGGCGTTTGACAACTCGACGAACTTGGACGGAGATTTCGTGTTTGACGAGTTGGGTTTGAAATCATGGCAGGGAAGTGCCAGTGATTTAGATTTAATTACACATGTTATATTCCACCCGGTACAGAAATCATTGAACAGGCAAATTCAAATTGATTACACGGTGAGAATACAAACTCTGACTAATTTAAGCACCACTTAATGTGCTTATATAAATAGACAGATAAATAATATACAAATAAGGATACGGAGTATTAACGATGGCTTACACAATTAACCAAACAGATGGAACCATATTTGCCACAGTCGCAGACGGTACCATCAATACTGACAGCTCTCTCACGCTGGTTGGTAAGAACTATGCCGGTTACGGCGAGTTCCTAAACGAGAACGTTCTCAAATTACTCGAGAGTGGTGCTAACACGACAGCACCAGGCGCACCTCTAACAGGCCAATTATGGTTTGATAAGACAGGTGGCGTTTTAAAGGTCTACAACGGAACAACATTTAAGAATTTAGGTAGTGCTACGAGTTCAGCAACAGCACCGACATCGGTTGTGGCAGGCGACTTATGGTTTGACTCAACCAATGCACAATTAAAAGTATATGACGGTAGTGCTTGGATCTTGGTAGGTCCTTCATTCACTGCTGGCACGGGCACTTCCGGTGCCATCGTTGACACCGTAGAAGACAATGTGGCAGTTGATCACGTTGTCGTTAAACTCTACGTTGAGGACGACATCGTAGCAACTGTATCCAAAGACGCAACGTTCACTCCAGGTGCGGCCATCACTGGTTTTGCGACAATTGGTCCAGGTGTACAGTTAAGCTCATCAGTTTCAAACGCTGTGTTCAAGGGCTCAGCGACAAATGCACAATTATTAGATAACTTAGATTCAACAGACTTCCTAAGTGCCATCGCAAATGACACGACATCAGGAACATTAGGCGTGTTAAATGACACGGGTCTTGCAGTTGGTGTTGACAGTGACTTCAGGGTAAGCGTATCCGGCGCTGACGTTACAGTACAGAACCAAACTTCAGATGGTGACCTTATACTCAGGGTAAATGATGGCGGCGTTTCCAAGAACGTTGCTGTCGTTGACGGAGCAACGGCTTCCGTGTTACCAGGTGCGAACAACACGTACGACATAGGTGCTTCAGGAAATGTCTGGGCAAACATATATGCCACGAACTTTAACGGTACAGCATCAGCCGCTGAATATTCTGACTTGGCTGAACGCTTTGAGACAGATACAGTGTATCCAGCAGGCACAGTTGTAGAACTAGGCGGAGCAAAAGAAATTACCATGGCACAGGACGAATTAAGTGACGCAGTTTTTGGTGTTATATCAACAAAGGCGGCTTACTTGATGAACTCGGGAGCAGGTAGTAATGAGACACACCCACCGATCGCTATGAACGGTAGAGTTCCTGTGAGAGTAGTAGGCACAGTGAACAAGGGCGATAGACTGGTATCAGCAGGTAACGGTTTGGCAAGGGCGGCTTCGAAGGAAGAAGTCACAGCGTTCAACGTGATCGGCAGGGCACTAGAAGCAAAAGCAACAAGTGAAGAAGGTACTGTCTTAGCAGTAGTTACCGTATCTCACTAAATATAGATATTAGAGGAATTTAAACATGGCATATACAGCAGGCGATACCATACTCGACGATGAGTATAATACGTTTGCCACTGGTAACGCGGCAGGTACAGGTGACAACGGTACTGCAAATCTTAACACGATTTGGGGCACTGGCACA